ATATTGGTAAAGGCAATCAATTTATGTTGAACCTTCATACTGATAATCGTCTAGCATTTATGGCTAGAATTAAGAGTAAGAATGAAAGAAATTGGTTAACTAATAAGATTGGGATACATTTTGACAAGCATCAAGAGCAAGTTATTGAGGCATTAAAACCATACCTATCGGATCCAGAAGGAGAATACGACTGGAAGTTTGAAGAGAAGCAAATTTCAGGACTCATGAGTAGTGGTCCATGTTATATAATCGGACCAGCACCAAAGGGAAAGAAGAAACTTGAATTTGAAATTGCTTTTGCTGCTAAGGGTATAACTGCTGGTGGTAAGAAGCCTGACCCTCATGAATTGATGACTGCGTGTCTTATATTGAGGCAGCAACATGTCGATTTCGCTGCTATTAATAGAGGAAAGGATTCGTATAATAAGTTTAAAGAAATAGTTGATGATCTATATGGGATGGCAGTTAAGGTTGTAGGTAGAGCAGGTATGAATGGATTCTATATGGATCCTAAGGGACGGACTGAACCAGACCTGGTTAACCTAGCAAAGGCTGTATCTGTATCCAATTATATTGTAGAAAAGTTAGAAGGTACTAAAGTAAAACAAGTATGGCAGACTGGTACTGCTTGGGCAAAAGAAATTAAAAAGTATGATGTATCTAAGGATGATATTAAACACTACAACTCATCTGATATTATTGTAAAGTTTGAAGCATCAGGATCAATGCATTACTGGGGTATATCCTTAAAGAAAGCAGACATGAGTAAGGATGAACCAACCTTACTTAACAAACCCATGTATGGTGCTAAGGGATTCATTCAAAAAAGGATTCCATCTACTGAATGGAAGAAAGTAGAAGCAGCAAAGAAAGAATTCTTTACAGGAGCCATGAAAATTAAACATGGTGACCAGTATAATGGAAAAGATATTGATAAGATGGGTATAAAGGACATACTTAAGGGAGCAAATAAAAGTTTCTCAGGTAATGAGAAAGCAGATATGCTGATGAATAGAAAAGATTATAAAGGTAACGAGAACATATACTTCAAGACAATGGAGAAAGTGTTCATGGATAACTTTGATGGTAAGAGAAAATTCTTTGAAGACTTTTTAGATACTATTTTTAAAATTAAGTTAGCAACATACCTTAAGGATGTGGTCTTTCACTTTAGTTTAATCACTGGTTATGGTGATTACAAACCTGCTAAGGGAGGGATGTTGGTGGATAAACCCAAGGAGCAATGGCACAAGACTACCACTGAGGTCTTTAAATATATGTTTGTTGATGAGGATAACACTAAGTTTAGATTGATACCTGGTATTAATAAGCAAGGTAAGGCACAATCCCAAGCATATCAAGAGGGTGCATCTGCTGCAAAGTTATTTTTTGAGATGAAGATAGGTAAGCAGAATAAAGAGCATAGTATAGTAATGTTAGAGGTCAGATATAAGGGTGCCTTAACTGCTGAGCCTCAGTTCCAGGTCTTCATGTCCATGAAGCAGAATGGATTTAAAGATGTGTATGATAAGATGGCTGCGAAGATGGCTAAGGGACCCAGATGGTAAACTGGCACAGTGAAGGTTTAAATTAACGGTCAGACCTGCTATAATATAGGTATAGACAGGGATTTTATGCCAAACAAACACCTAGAGCACCCAGAAGATACTATCTTTGAAGGTCGTAGGAAGGCACTATCTGCTATACGCACCCTAATTTCTGCTGATGCTTTCAGTGTCAAGTGGGATGGTGCTCCTGCTGTCGTGTTTGGGACTAACCCTGACAACGGACAGTTCTTTGTAGGTACTAAGAGTGTCTTTAACAAAAAGAAAATCAAAATCAATTACTCCTTTGAGGATATTGACAAGAACCATAAAGGGGATCTTGCTAATATTCTTAGGTTATGTCTTCGTTATCTCCCTCGTATCGATACTATTGTCCAAGCTGATTTTATCGGGGTCGGCCCAGGCAGTGTTTATCGTCCTAATACTATTGAGTATAAGTTTCCCAATCAAATTACTCAGCAAATTATTCTAGCACCACACACCAGTTATGTTTCGATTCATCCAGATAGTAGGAGTCACTTCGGGGTTAATCTTGTTAGTACACAGGATTGTTACTTCATAGACACTACTAGAGCACAAGTTAAGGACAACTGGATAAACCTTAAGTGGTTATCTATCCTTAAAGACCTTATGTTTGCTGGTAAAGCAAACAAAAAGACCTTAGCAGAGGTCAGAAAGCATGTAAATTCTGCTATAAGATGCGGAGATAAACTAGATGCCTCCGCACTTTTTGAAAGCTACGTTGAAAAGTTTGATAAATACCAGTGTGGAGTTAACTTAAATACATTTAAAGTATGGGTTAACATCGCCAAACTGAAACTCCGTCTATTGAATAATATTGAGACTACAGATAATGTTAAGTGCTTCATCGATGGTACACCAACCGACCATGAAGGCTTTGTGACTTTAACTGATGACCCTTATAAGATTGTTGACAGAGAAACATTTAGTAAAGCTAACTTCAACCTAGATAAAAATTGGACGCATGAAAAAGTTTAGTGCTTTTCTATCAGAAGCAGAGAGGTCTATGGCCTCTAAAGAAGCTCAGACATTGAGACTATCCCACGTAGGGTATGGTAAGTATGCTAATGAGCAAGGGCAAGTTACTCACATGAGTAAGGATGGTCAACTTGTTAAGCTGACACCTCAACAACAGAATGCACAACAAATATCGGGGGTAGAAGATGAAGAAGGAGGAAATCAAGAGACGGGCGGCGAAGGTTCAATTGCTATTACATTTGGAAGATTCAATCCACCTACTGTTGGACACGAAAAACTACTTGACAGGGTGTCAAGAGAAGCCCAAGGTGGTGATTATAGGGTTTATGTAAGTCAGTCAGAGGATCCTCAGAAGAATCCATTGTCACCACAAGAGAAGGTGAATTGGATGTCTAAGTCTTACCCAGACCATGCTGATGCTATCATATCTGACGAGCAAATGAGGACTATATTTGATGTCCTTAAGGCATTAAATGAAGAAGGGTATGCAGAAGTTAAAATGATTGTTGGTGGTGATAGAGTTAGTGAGTTTAATTCTCTAGCACAGAAATACAACGGTCAGTTATACGAGTTTGAAAATATTTTAGTTCAATCTGCTGGTGATAGAGACCCAGATGGTGATGGACTAGAAGCAATGTCAGCATCTAAGATGAGACAAGCATGTGCTGACGATGACTTCAAGACATTTGAAGCAGGTACTACAGATTCTTTAAAACAGAAAGATAAACTAGGTTTGTATAGAGCAGTTAGGTCTGCAATGAAGTTAGAATCTGTTGGAGATTTTAACGATGCGTCATATAATCTATTTGAAATTGCTCCTAAGTTAGACCCACAAGGACTTAGAGAAGCATACATGCAGAAACAGATATTTAATGTGGGAACTATAGTAGAGAATGTTAACACAGGTGTACTTGGTAAAGTTGTAAGTAGAGGAAGCAACTACCTTATCTACATCGATGAAAATGATACCATCTTTAGAGGTTGGTTAAAGGATTTGGTGGAAGTTGATTACAGTAATCCTTCTGCTAGAGAGTTTGGAACTGATAGTCTTGCTACCTATGTCAAGAAATTAACTCCAGGCGAATTTGTTAAGAAGATAAATAAAAGTAAGAAAGCAACATTGGTGCAATGAACCTACGAGAATTACCTGACTTGTCTGATGCCTATAAACAGGTTCTAGACTTAGAAGAAAAGAAAAAATCCAAAGAGCCTCGCTGGCAGGATGATGACTGCGATGGTAAATGGTATGAGAAAAGTGATGTCGATGGTAAGACCTCTAAGAGGGAGAAGAAAGCCAAGGAGAAGGCATACAAAGCTGAAGGGAATCAAAGAAATCCTGAAGGAAGTATAAAGGATAGGTTTAAATCTAAACAAACAGATCCTTCTAAGGATGGGTTCACTGGTATAGGTGATTCAATTGCAGATATTATGAAACAGAATGCTGCAATGAAAAAGAAGGCTAAGAAAGAAGAAGTAGACCTTGAAGAAGCAGAAAGAACTAAGGCTAGTAGACTAGAGAGAAAGAGAAAACTCTATGATAAAACAGCCAAGAAGGCAATGAAAGATGCGATGGATACTGGTGAAGCATCTGGTCACAATAGATTTAGGATGAGTAGTATCAATACAGAGTATGAAAAATTGAGAGATAGAAAGGAAGAATTTGAATATGATTTAACAGAGGAGTGGATTGATGGTGGTGCAGAAGTATCTGGTGAGTACTTCTTCTCTGAAGGATTGAATGAAGATGGTTTAGAGATTGTAATGGAAGAGGTAGGTCTCGAAGATTTCATTGAGTTTGTTACTGACCCTATAGAAGAATTGAATGAAGAGAGGTCAGCAAGAAAGGCTAAGTCAAATGCACCATCTTATGAGAAGGTAAAGGCTGCTGTTGATAAGGCAGATGCTGCTAAGAAATCTGCTAAGAAGGGTGAATACTCTGCTGCATATAAGAAGAAGGAGACTGATGTTACTGACTATGGTGACAAGAAGTCTGCTGCTAAGACTAAATCTAATACACGTTTAACAGCAACAGTTAAACCTGGTAAGAAAGCAAAACCTGAGAAGAAAGCAGCAACTAAAGCAAAGGTTGAGAAGGCAGTAGCAAAAGCAAAGAAAACACAACCACCAAAACCTGCTAGTAAGCCAGGTATAATTGGTAAAATTAAATCAGCAGTTAAAGCAGGAGTTGATCGTCATAATAAAGCAAGAGCAAAAGGAAGAGAACCAGAAAAGAGAGTTAAGGAATTCGCTAAAGGATTTAAGAGTGGAGTTAAAGACACTGTTAAGTTTGCTGGTAAGGTGAAGAAGGCAGTTTCTGAGGACGTTGAATACCTTGACCTAACTGAATGGTTATCTCATTGTATTGATGAGCTTTCAGAAGATGAAACTATTGATGAAGTATCGGATGAAGATTTAGTAACCCTATTTGAAGAAGCAATCACTGACCTCACTGAGGATCCAGATGAATTGAATGAGATGCTTGTTACTATTGATAGTATGCAGTTGGATGAGCTTGTAGGTAGTGCGATTGGTCTAGCAGCTAAGGGTGCTCAAGTTGTAGGTAAGGCTGCTAAACAAGCAGCACGCTCTAAGAGATTGAAGGGAGCAGCAAAGACAGCAGGTCAAAAAGTTAGGTCTGGTTTACAGAAAGCAGGTGCTGCTGTTAAGTCTGGTGCTGAGAAAGCAGGTGCAGCAATTAAGAAACATGGACCTGGTGTTGCTGCTAAAGCAAAAGCTGGTGCTAAGTCAGCAGCAAAAGGTGCAGTTAAGGGTGCTGGTTATGCATCTGGACTTGCTCAACGTGCAGCATCATCAGCTAAGAAGGAATGGAAAGCTGGTAGAGAGCGTGGTCTGAAGAAGGGTGGTAGTTCATCTTCCTCATCTTCATCATCTGGATCATCCTCTTCATCATCTTCGTCTTCATCATCTAAATCTGGGTCTGATGTTCCAAGAGGAGCAGGTGGAAATCCTATCAGGATTAAGGATAAGATTAAGCAAGCAAAGGGACAACTCAGTAAGCCTAAGTCTTCAGGTGATGCTAAATCATCATCGTCATCATCTAAATCATCTAGTGATGGTACAGGTGGTAAGTTAGATAAGGTGCTCAGTCAAGTTAGAGGAGCAAGAGGTGGTACTAAAACCAACAACGCAACTAGAACAGATAGGGGAGATCAAAAAGAATATGAAAGAGCAAAGGCAGGGGTGACTCCTGCTGAAAGAAGGGCAGCTGCTGCTAAGTCATCATCATCTGGTGAGACTCGTAAGGCAGTTGGAAATGCAGCTAAGGCAGTTGCTAAGAAGGGTGGAGAAGTTGCAAAGAAAGTAGGTAGTGCTGCTGCTACGAAGGGTAAAGAAGTTGCAAAGGCAGGTGCTAAGAAAGTAGGTAGTGCTGCTAAGAAAGTAGGTGGTCTACTTAAGAAGGCAGTTAAGAAGGGCGTTGGTAAGACTTCCAGATTAATTTCTAAAGGAAGTGATAAACTTGCTAGTCGTCTAGGTGAAGATTTCGATCGTATAGATAATCTCATAGAGTCTGGACTCTTCGAGATGCATGAAATAGAAAACATCATCGTTAACGAAGCCACTTATGGTGGAGAGAAGAAGAAGGAATCTAAGAAGGCAACACCAGAATCTGGTACTGGAAAGTACTACGTGCAAGGTAAGCCAACTGCATCACAACTTGCTAATAGAGCAAAGCGTGAGAAGATTAAGAAGCTAACCAACCAAGGTAAGCATAAAGAAGCTAGTGCCTTACACAATGAGGCTACTGGACTTCCACCTGAAACAAACTGGAAACGTTTCATCAGGAGGGAAGATGCTTAGTCTTAATCAGCTTGCTGAAGCAAAGAAAAAAACCTCCATTAGTATCAATCCCAAGAAGGATAAACTAATGGAGAAAGACAAAACCAACCAGGAGGACACTGCGTATGAAGGTCAAGAAGAAGTCTGTGAAAAAAGCAATCAAGAAAATGAATCTTCGATCTTAACTTTCAATGATTATCTGAATGAAAAAACCAGGTACGCTAAAGAAACTGGAAAGAATTTAAAATCGGGTAGGAAAGAACCCAAAGGTGGAAGTGCCAAAGGAGATAAGGCATATCAATTTGTGCTCGCTAAGATAAAAAGAGAGCATGGTGCTGGTGCAATAGCAGGTGGTAACCAAAAGAAGAAAGAGAAAGGTAAAAAGGATACCACTGGGACTGGCAAGTACCTTGATAAGCAAAAATCTAAAAAAGATTACGCTGCCAAAGCAAAGAAAGCAGGATTCAAATCCTCTCAATCATACACAGATACTATGGCAAGGTATGGTGGAGAGAAGAACTACAAGGCAGGTAAAGGACTAGGCACATAACGCAGTCACCTCCAGTACTATACTGGAGCAATGTTAAGAAAAATTTTAAAAAGATTCTTTAGGAAACTAAAGAAGGTTAGACCTATTGGATATGATAGACCCTCATACCAAAAGGAGTTATCTCCTGGTGAGGTGAGATATTACGATAAGCGAAGAAAGAAGTGGCGATCGAATAAATGATATATAGATGTACCACTTAGGTAAATAATTATGGTTAACTTTTTAATGCCCATCGCTATCAGCATAATCAATAAGGCAGTTGATAGAATTCCTGAAGACCTTGACTCTGTTATCAAAGACTTTCTTATTAAGTTGTTGAGGAAAGCAGCAGCTAAGACAGGAAATAAAGTAGACGACCAGTTAGTAGAAGCACTTCAGAAGGCATTGCTAGAAGGTTAAGTTTATAAATACTCATACAGAATAAATTTCGGAGATAGTTTACTATGCCATTATGGGGAAAAACTGCAGCCTCGGCCACTAACAAGCCCAAATGGCTGCCAGAAGACGAAGACTCAGATTATAACAAGGCTACCGTCTATGCTAGTACAGCAGGATGGGTTGTAGCACCTGGTACTGCCAACAGTGGTAGTGATAATGTTAACGCACAACCAGAAGTACTTGCTTGTATTGGTGGTCTGTCAACAACTCTTGCTGCACCTACTGTAACTAAGATTCGTATCGTACAATCTTCTATTGCAGCTGGTAGTAGGACAATCACTGCTGAGATTACATGGGATGAGAAGGTAACAGTTGCTGGAACACCTCAAGTTGTAATCGCTAACGGTAACCAAGGTTCTGGAAGTGGTCGTGGACCTCACACCCTTTCATATACTGCAACTGGTTCAACTGCAAACAGGAAGCGTTTCACAGTAGCATCACAAACTGTTGCTGAGGATGACGTAT